TTCCGGGTCGATCGGCCGGGCCAGGTGCGGGGCATCCCCGAGATCACGAGCTCGGTTTCGCTCTTCGCGATCATGCGTCGGTACACGTTGGCCGTGCTCGGCGCGGCGGAGCAGGCGGCGCTGCCTGGCGGTGTCGTGCACACGGACTCCACGGCCGACCCGGACGAGAACGTCGAGCCGATGGACCAGATCGAACTCGACCGCGGGACGTGGCTGACGATGCCGCTGGGCTGGCGGATCAGCCAGGTCAAGGCGGAGCAGCCGACCACGACGTACGGCGACTTCAAGCACGAGGTGATCAACGAGGCGGCCCGCTGTATCGACATGCCGTACAACATCGCCGCCGGCAACAGCTCGGGCTACAACTACGCTTCGGGCCGGTTGGATCACCAGTCGTTTTTCAAGGCCATCCGGATCGACCAGAACCACCTCGACGACGTCGTGCTCGATCGGGTGTTCGCCTGGTGGCTCAACGAGGCCGTCCTGATCGAGGGGTACCTGCCGCAATGGGTACGTCAGCGTGGGGTGTACCTGCCGCGGCAGTGGTTCTGGGACGGGTACGAGCACGTCGACCCGGCCAAGGAGGCCAACGCCCAGGACACCCACCTGAACAACCATACGACCACGCTCGCCGCCGAGTACGCGAAGAAGGGACTGGACTGGGAGGAGGAGCTTCGGCAGCGGGCCCGCGAGCTGAAGCTCATGCGAGAACTGGGACTGACGCCGGCCGACGTGCGGGCGCCATCAGGAGCGGACGACGATGCCGCAGACGAAGACGAGGAAGAGGACGAAGAGTCCGAGTCCGCCGCACGCACTGCAGTTGCAGTGTAGCGCGACGATCGAGTGCCTGGCGGCCGAGGCGGGCCAGCCGCCCAGGAGGCCGCGGTTCACGATCCACGCGTACCACGGCGGCGCCATGCGCGTGGCCGGGTTCTACCGGCCGATCGTCATCGACCTGGCGGGCCTGAAGTCGAACAAGCGGGTGCCGATTCTCCTGGACCACGACCCGACGCAGATCGTGGGCCAGGCGGACGACGTGTCGATCGAGCCCCGGGAGATCACGCTCGCCGGGGTAGTGACCGGCGACGACGACGCCGCGGGCAAGGTGGTCACCCACGCGAAGAACGGGTTCGTGTGGGGCGCGTCGGTCGGTGTGAGTATCCACAAGCTTGAGGCCGTGGACGAGAAGACGAGCGTCACCGTCAACGGCCAGACGTTCAAGGGCCCGATCTACGTGGTCCGGGCCGGATCGCTTCGAGAAGTGTCGTTTCTGGCAATTGGCGCGGACGAGAAGGCGTCCGGCAAGATCGCAGCGGGACATGCCGCGGAGGTAATTGACATGGAATTCAACGAGTGGCTCAAGGCCAAGGGGTTTGATCCGGACGCGCTGACCGACGACCAGCGGGCGAGTCTCCAGGCGATGTTCGACGCCGAGCAGGCGAAGGACAGCGACGCGCCGCCCGAGAATCCGCCGAAGCCGGCACCGAAGCCGAAGGTCGAGGCCGCGGGTTCGGACGACGATGAAACGTCCGTTGCCGACGATATCCGGGCCGAGGTGGTCGCGGAGAAGAAACGGATTCAGGAGATCCAGGCCGCCTGCAAGGGTCATCCCGACATCGAGGTGAAGGCGATCGAGGAGGGGTGGACGCGCGACAAGGCGGAGCTCGAGGTCCTGCGAGCCGGCCGGCCCAAGGCTCCGGCGATCCACGCCGCGGAGAACGTGACCAACGGGCACGTCCTCGAGGCGGCCTGCCTGCTGACCGCCAAGCACGCCGAGACCGAGAAGCAGTTCGACGAGAAGACGCTGGACACCGCGTCCCGGCGGTTCCGCGGCGGGATCGGCTTGCAGGAGCTGCTGCTCGAGGCGGCCTGGGCGAACGGCTTCACCGGCCGGAACTTCCGGGACCACCGGGCGGTCTTGCGGGCGGCGTGTGGTCGAGACCTGCAGGCTGGGTTCTCGACCATCGATATCAGCGACATTCTGTCGAACGTCACGAACAAGTTCTTGCTCGAGGGATTTTTTAGCGTGGAGCGGACGTGGCGAAACATCTGCGCCGTCCGCAACGTCAGCGATTTCAAGACCGTCACGAGCTACCGGCTCATCGGCAAGGACCAGTACGAGACGGTCGCTCCGGGCGGCGAGCTCAAGCACGGGACGCTGGGCAATGAGAAATACACCAACCAGGCCGACACGCACGGTCTGTTGCTGGCCATCGACCGCCGGGACATCATCAACGACGACCTGGGGGCGATCACCACGGTGCCCCGAAAACTCGGTCGCGGCTCCGGTCTGAAGATCAACGACGAGTTCTGGAAGAAGTTCCTGGCCAACAGTTCGTTCTTCACCACCGGCAACAAGAACTACCTGACGGGTGCGGACACGGTGCTGGGCATTGACGGGTTGACCAAGGCCGAGGTCGCGTTCATGAACCTGGTCGACTCCGACGGGAAGCCGACCGGGATCATGCCGGTGATCGTGCTGGTGCCGCCGGCGCTCAGTGCGACGGGCACCATGCTCTACAAGTCGCTGGAGATCCGGGACACGACCGCGAGCACGAAGTACCCGGTGGCCAACCCGCACCAGGGCAAGTTCCGGACGGAGGTCAGCCGGTACCTCTCGAACAGCCACTACACCGGCCACGGCGAGAAGGCGTGGTACCTGCTGGCCGACCCGAACGACGTGGCCGTCATCGAGGTCGCGTTCCTGAACGGGCAGGAGTCCCCCACCATCGAGACGGCCGAGGCGGACTTCAACGTGCTGGGCATCCAGATGCGCGGGTACCACGACTTCGGCGTGGAGCTGCAGGAGACCCGGGCCGGCGTGAAGAGCAAGGGTGAAGCGTAGTCGACGAGCATCAGGGGACACGACGCTCGGGGATGACAAGACGCAATCCGTAACACGGAGAAACCATCATGCAGGCGACGTTTATTCAGGAAGGCCACGCGATCGACCACACGCCGGGTGGGCCGGTGGCGGCGGGCCAGGTCGTGGTCCAGGGCAGCCTGATCGGCGTGGCGAAGACGCCGATCGAGGCGAACCGGCTCGGGGCCATCGCGGTCCGCGGCATTTTCGACGTGGTCAAGGCCAACGAGCAGATCAGTCTCGGGGCGGCCGTGTACTGGGACGCCGACGGCGACCCGTACGGCGGCACCCCCAGCACCGGGGCCCTGACCACGTCCGCGGGCGGCAACATTTTTGTGGGGTTCACCATGGCCGCGGCCGAGGCGACGGACCCGACGGTCCGGGTGGTGTGGTCCGGCCCCCTGGCGGTGACCAACACCGTGCACAACGCGTTGACGGCCGCGATCACTGATCCGGGGGATGCCGGTGCGATCCCCGTGACGGACAGCGGCACGTGCCCGCTGGTGACCACTGAGGTTGGGGGCGAGACCCGCACCCTGGCGGCCCCCACGTATGCCGGGCAGCTGCTCGCGCTGGCCATGAAGACGGACGGCGGCGACTGCGTGGTCGCCTGCGCCACCGGTCTCAATCAGACCGGCAACAACAGGGCCACGTTCAACGACGCTGGAGACGTGCTCGTTCTGGTCGGCATCGAGGTCGGCTCGAACAAGCGGTGGCGGGTGGTCAGCAACGACGGCGTGACGCTGGCGACGGTGTAGGACGAACCGTGGTCGACCTGCTCGAACAAGGTAGCCGCTGGCTGGACCGGCAGCGTCGCAAGAGCATGGCCCGCGAGGTGGTCTACTCCCGCGGGTCGGCGAGTGTGACGCTGCTGGCCACCATCGGTCGCACCGAGTTCGAGCAGACGGACCAGTACGGCGTGGTCCACCGCATCGAGTCGCGGGACTACCTGGTCACCGCGGAGGATCTGGTGCTGGACGGTCAGCTGACGACGCCGAAGGCCGGTGACCAGATTCGCGAAAGCGATGGGGCGGCGACGCGGGTGTACGCCGTGCTGGCCCCGGGCGATGAGCCGCCGTGGCGCTGGTCAGATCCGTACCGGGTCACCCTGCGAATCCACACGAAGGCCGTTGGAGACGAGTGACATGATCGGGCAGTTCGACGCATTGCTGCAGCCGGTGCTTCAGGCCGGGTTCGCGGGCATGACCGCGGTACTGCTGGGCACGCTCATCTGGCTGGCCAAGCGGTTTTTAGACCAGTCAGACAAAACTCGGGAAACGCAAGCAGCAGGTGATGCCCGCATGGCGGAGCAGATGCAGCGGACGGCCGAGGTGATCTCCCAGAACACGGTGGCGATCACCAATTTGCTGGAGGCGACCAACGCCCAGAAGATCGAGTTGCGGCGCGTGGTTGATGAACTGTTGTCCCGGCCGTGCATGTTGACCGTGGAAAAGTGAAACGATGTCGGTCCTGAGCGAAATCGCACAAGCCCTTGCCAATGATCTGAACGCCCAGCCGTTCAGCCAGGCGTTCACCGCTTGCCGGCACTACCGGCCGCAGTTCGGTCTGGACGAACTAGCGGTGCTGCGGGTCTCCGTGGTGCCGCGGTCACTCACGTTGGCGACGGCGAGCCGGGCCAGGAGCACGTGGGAGGTCGCCGTCGACGTGGCCATCCAGCGGCGGCTGCTGGACCCGGGCAACATCGTCGAGATCGACACGCTGGTGGCCCTGGTGGAAGAAGTGATCGCATTCGTCGACGGCCGTCGCCTGGCGGCGTATCCGCAGGCGGCCTTCGTCGGCATTGAGAACGATCCGGCATACGCCCTCGATCACATGGACGAGTTGAGCGTATTCACGAGCGTGGTCACCGTGCGGTACCGCGTGCTGCGGTAGGAGGTAACGGTCATGGAAGTTTTCGGGTTGGATGCCAAGCTCTATTACAAAGAGGGCGGCCAGGGCGGCGGCGGATCGTGGAACGAGTTGGACAACGCCAAGGATGTCACCACGTCCGTCGAGAAGGAGATGGCGGACCTCACCACGCGGAAGGCCAAGGGCTGGCGTCAGCAACGCGGCAAGCTCAAGAACGCAACGGTCGACTGGGAGATGGTGTGGGATGATGAGGATCCTGGCTTCACCGCGATCAAGAGTGCGTTTTTCGGTGATGCCATCATCGGCCTGCAGGTGCTCTCCGGTCCGCTGGCCGAGGGTGGGCAGGGGCTCCAGGGCGATTTCGAGATCACGAAGTTCACGCGCAACGAGCCCCTGGCGGAGGGGCTGACCGTCAGCGTTTCGGCCGTGCCGGCTTATGCCGACCCGCCGCCGGCTTGGGTGCCGTAGAAACGGACGAATTGCATCGGGTGCAACTGGAGAAGTGACATGCCGACCAGTCGTTTGAGCATTGCGGGGGACATCGGCGGGGCGTCGATCGCCGCGACGATCCTGCGGGCGGCCTCCGGGCAGATCAACCACGACGTGCAACTGCCCGCGGCGAAGGCGGGCACCCTGACCACGCGGGTCGGGCCCAATGAGGGGACGATCACGCTCTCGTCCGGCCACGGCATCGCCAGCGAGCAGATCGTTGATCTCTACTGGGACGGCGGCCGGAAACGGAACGCGGTCGTCGGCACGGTCTCGGGCAACGACGTGCCCGTCATCGGCGATGATGGCGACGCGTTGCCCGACCAGGACACGGCGATCCGCGTGGCGCCACAACTCATCATCGACACCGATTTCGTCGGGAACCTGGTTGAGATGATCGGCGCGCTGTGTTCGCGTCGGGGTCGGTTGCAGTTTGACGAAGAGAGCGCGCAGGCCCTGAATGTCGACCTGGTGGCCAACGAGCCGTGGTTCTGGGCCTCCGGTGGCACGGCCACGAATCCGCTTGCCGACAAGGTCGTCGTTGGCTGCATTGCGTCCCAGGACCACACCGTGGCGACCAGCCTGAAACTCGGAGTCCTGTACAACAGCGATCAGTGACCATGCGACACTTCACCGACAACGAGGGCCGGCAGTGGAGTTTTCGGCTGGATGTGAGCGTGATCCGCCGGGTCCGCACGATGGCCAGCTGCAACCTGTTGGCCATCTTCGATAAGGCGGACGACGTGCTCGGCCGACTGGGTATGGACCCCATCCTGCTGGCCGACGTGCTCTACGCCATCTGCAAGCCCGAGGCGGACGCCCGCAACGTCACGGACGAGGACTTCGGCCGGGCCCTGTACGGCCAGGCCATCGCGGACGCGACGGACGCGCTGCTGGAGGCCCTCGCGGATTTTTTCGAGCCCCGGCGGGCCCGGCTGCTTCGGGCGATCCTGACGAAGATGCAGAAGGTACGGAACACGGCCCAGGAGATGATCGAGGCAAAGCTGGAAAGCGGCGCGATCGAGGCCGAGATTCAGCAAGCGCTGCAGAGTGCGAGCGAGCCCTCTGGAAAGCCGCCGGGATCCTCGGCGTCGACCCCGGCCCCTTCAGCTGGGGCGAGCTGATCTACATGGCGGAGCAACGGGACCGCCGGAGCTGGCGGATGACTTCGGAGGTGATGGCCCTGCTGGCGAACTGCCATCGCGACCCGAAAAAGACACGGGCCTTTCGGTCGAGTGATTTCGACCCGTACATGCGGAAGGCGAAAGTCGTGAAAGCACCCATCACTATCCTGAGAGACATTTTCATTAACGGGCGAGACCCAGAGGAGATCGAATCATGAACTTTCCCAGTCCCATCGGATGGCTGACCGGGCTGCTGAGCTGGTTCGGCGCTGTGTTTGTGTTCCTGTCCGCGCTGCTGGCCGGGGGCTGCGCCCCGCAGGCGACGGAGCTGGAGCGCTTTTCGGATCGCGTGTTTGTCGAGGTCATTGGACCGGCCGTCCAGAAAGCCATCGCCGAAACGAGCACTCGAACGGCAACGCTCCAGGGCGGCGCCCAGGTCATCGAGCCGGGCTACTCCATCGACGTGGAGGGCTTCTGGGGCACGGGTGTGAAGGCATCGACGGTGGTTCGTGTGCGCGGCGTCAGCGGGCAGTTGACCGGTCACGCCCAGGCGGACCAGGGCCAGCCAGCGACGGTGCCGCCGCCGGCGACCCGCGAAGAGTCGACCGAATTGCCGGGGCCGGGCGGCTGAAATGCCACTGCGACGCGGCGTGCGCCCGGGTCATGAAACGCGGACTGGCGGGCTATCGTGGGTTCGGGCTGCACGCCGCACGCTTGAGTCGGGCGGTGGGAAATTGGGAGTGAGGTCGCAGTACAGTCATGACGTGCCGAATCATCCTGGTCATGGCCTTGGCGATGCTCGCCGGTTGCGCTTCGCAACGGGCGAGCGTCGCCACTGCCCGTCAGACCGCCGGCGGCGAGGCCGGCATGTCCCAGCCCGCCGGCGATTCCGACGCCATCGCCCAGAGCGGCTTGCTGAATCTCGTTTCCGATCTGCGGGCCGCCCTCGATGCCTACACCGCTCTCGTGCAGAAGAACCAGCAGGCCGGGCGCGACATCGTGACCGAAAACCACGGCGATAAGTGGGTGAACCGTATTCTGGCGCTGTCCTGGCTGGTCTATCCGTTCGTGTGGCGGCCCATCCGAAACCATTTTGATCCGAAACGACCCCGGTCGCCGGAGCAGGAGAGTTGACATGCGGGAACATGAGATACCCGTCGCGTCCGGTTCGGGATTCACACCGACCACACTGGAAGGCGCCCAGAACAACACCATCCCGGCCGACACGGTGGTCGTGGCCCGGTGGGGCGCCGCAATCCAGAAACTCCTGCTGGATCTGCCCGGATACGGAGGCGAGTGCTGGGTTGCCCTGGAGGCCGAGACGGTCAGTGCCGAGGCGGTCCAGGCGATCAAACTCGATACGGACCGCACGCGACTCGTGGTCGGGGCCGAGCGGCCGCACATCCTGACGAAGATCGCAATCAAGAGCTCGGTAGAGCTGGTGCTGGCCGGCGCCGGCAAGAATGCCACGCTGCTGGGGTGGACGTGATGCTCACGCGCAAGCCCACCAGCCCCGTCCGCAACAAGCTGGCCCCCCTGGGCTGGGCGCACGCCATCGGCCTGAATGTCGATGAGGGCAGTGGCACGACTCTCGCGAACGTCAGCACGATCCGCACCGGCACGGCGAGCCACTTCGACTTTACGGTCAATGCGGCCGGTGCCTCGTGGGGTGTGGACGCTAACGAGGGTCCGTACGTGGACCTGCCGGATGGAGCAGCAGGCTGGGCGAATAGCAGCGGTACCGATAAGACGTATCCGCGTGGCACCATCGTACTCCGGGTGCAGGTTAACGATCCAACCGCGGCTGCTTCACCGATCTTTTCGCTCGGGCGAAACCCCATCGCCTCGTACCCTGGGCGGATGCGGTTGCGATACCAGACCGGAACCACCAACGCATTCGACGTGACTCACACATTTGATCAAGCGGGCGGTTTCCCAGTTGCCACCCCGCTCTCAGTGCCGATGGCATTGTCTGCGGGACAGACTGTCACGATCATCTGTACGTGGGGGGAGAGGGGGGTTGGCCTGTGGGTCGATGGCGTAGCCTCCGCGGGCAACTCTTCCACACCAATCGTTTATCCCGCTCTGCTGGAGAACGGGTACGCGGAGCAGATTGGCAAGCACCTGACACAACTCGGCAATCTGCGTTTGTATAGCTATGACAGGTTGGATTGGCAACTGACCGATCTCGATGTCGCGATGCTCACCGCTGATCCGCATCTGCTCCGGCGACCGTACCCGACAGCGGATTACCTGTTTCAGCCGCAGAATCCCTGGGCGTGCCGCCCGAGGCCGACGGCAGTGGATTTCGAGTTCAGTGGGGGAGCGACCATCCCCGACACGGACTTCTACGTGCGTGTGGCTTACGGGACCGATCCAATCCTGGCGAGCCCGACGTACACCGCTGCCCGACAGATCAGCGCAGACGATGAGAATGGCGTGTTCTCGATCTCGGTGACGGGGCTGACCACGAACGCGCGGCACTACTGGATTGCCGAGTGGAGCGCAGACGGCACGACGTGGTACCCGTTCCCAGGCGGCCGCGGGACGTTCTTTCCGCAACGAACCGACGAGCAACCGTGGCGATATGCGACGTTCGGCGATCTGCACACGAAAACAGAGCACTTCGGGTTCGATATTGTCAGGGAGTCTGGAAGCTACCTTCAGCATCGTGCGTGGGCTTTTGCCGAGGATGTCCGGCAACATTGCGAAGAGTACGACTTCGTACTTGATGTGGGGGACAACTGGTACGATCACGAGAGCGATGCGTGCTTCTGCACGCAGAATCTCCTGAAGATCAGCGGGTGTAACTTCGCGGTACCGGGTAACCACGAGAACCTGGCCGGCTGGTACCAGGCGGTGACAGACGCGGAACTCGCCACGAAGCCGAGGCGGTCACAAGCCTGGCAGCGCTGGCGGCGGAACGCTCCGAACCCCCACAAGAACACGTACGCTCAAGGCGTTCCCTGGAGTGCGGTGCCGAACATACCGGAGATTGGGATGCCCTATGCCAGCAACGTGCCGTGGATGCCAGACATCCCGGCCGACGGCGGCAAGTGGGCGGCTGAAGGTATTGATTCTCCCGCGGCGTATTTTGAGGCGTTTGTTTATCTCTTGCCGTCGGGGTCCCACAGTGCTCGCATTGGCGGGCAGGAGGATCCTCACACGAACTTCGCTTTCGAGTGGGGCGGCGGCCCGTACAAGACGCTGATTGTGGGCGTGGACATCTACTCGTGCAGCGTGCCGGGCGATCTGGCGCACACCGACCTACGCACGAACGCGAACGAGTGTAGTCTGTCGGAGGAGACCTGGGACTGGTTGGAGAACGTGCTCGGGTCTAACGTACCCCACAAGCATGTGTTCATGCACTCCTTCCCAGATGCTGGACTGGAAACCGGGACGGTCTGGGGCGGGTCGGGGTACTACTGGCGTGGCTCTGGCGTGACCATCACCGGCACGGAGAGCCTGCGATTACAAGTCCTGCTGGGATCGCGGAGAGCTGTGCTCATTTCTGCGCACGACCACGCGCACGCGGTTGCCCGACACGGGAAGCTGTACTCCGTTAAGTTGCCGCCAGCGGGTTCAGGCCTCCAGTTTGGGATGAATGGCGGAGTTCAATCGAACGGGCAATACGGCCATCCGGACGCCTGGGGCGGCGACATTGCAGGGCTGATTTACAAGCGTGGATGTTGGGGCTATGTCCTGATCGAACCGCTAACCGGGACACGGATCGGACTCACGCTGAGACAGACTGCGTGCGACACGCAAATGTTCTCGGATCAAAGCGTAGCCGCCCCGGGTTCTTCTCAGTTCCCAGATCAGTTCCGGAATACCTGGAAGATGCGATTTCTGGGAGAAGAACTGACCGTGGCGGGGGGGATCGTAAACCTGGGGGAGAGGCCCACTGACATTCTCTGCATGTGTGATTCGGCGGACGGGACCTTTGTGGCGGGTGGGGACGATCCGGCAATCATTACCTATGACACGTATGCCACAGCGAACGGCTACGTCCATGGCGCGACCGCAGGCGACGGGATGCCGCTGGTGTCCCACGCTCCGGAGCCGATCGGATCACCCGTGCTGGATGTGTCCGGCGTGTACGCTGACGGCACGAAGATCCGCGTGCATCACATGCCACGCACGTTGTACGAGACCGAGATTCGCGTTGGGCAGAAGGCCGAGGATTGGAGCTCGTTCGGTGCGGTGCCGAACGCGTACGGCCGCAACACGCTGGTGATTTGAGATGCTGACCCCCACCATCAAGGTGACCAAGCTCTTCTTCGACGCACCGGCGGTGCTGCGGGCGGTGGACCGGGCCCGCCGCAAAGTGCTCCAAGAGCAGGGAAAGTTCTTGCGTACACGAGCGCGATCGATCATCCGACCGGCACGACAGAAAAGCCCGACGGAAATGACGGATGACGAACTTCGTGCCTATACCGCGGAGGCGGCGCGTGCGAAGGCACGCGGGCTGAAGAAACCACGCCGGCCGCGGGCGAACAGCAAGCCGGGCGAGCCTCCGCGATCACACACCGGTCTTCTGAAGATGATCTATTACTCCTACGACCCTGTGACAAAGAGCGTGGTCGTCGGGCCGGTCAAGCTCAACGCGAAGGGCAAAAGCTCTGGGACGATACCAGAAACCCTCGAATATAGCGGCGCGTCTGAAGTGCAGGAGGTGCAGGTCTACGGCACGTGGCAACGGGCACGACGTCCAGCACGCTGTCGTGCGGCCAAGTTGCCCCTGCGCAAACGCCGCATCCCTATCAAACCGCGGCCGTTCATGTCCAAGGCATATGCGCTTGAACGGGCGGCCCTCCCGGCCATGTGGCGAGATAGCGTGAAAGGCGGTGCATGATGGCGGCGGCTCCAGGCGGCATCCGGGCGGGCAAGGCGTTCATCGAACTCGGCGCAAACGATACCCGACTCGTGCGCGGCCTGAAGGCTGCCCAGGCCAAGCTCCGGGCGTTCGGGGCGGCCGTGCAGGGCGTCGGCCTGCGGATGATGGCCTTCGGCGCCGCGGGCCTGGCCCCATTGACCCTCGCCGTGAAGCGTTTCGCTTCTGCCGGCGACACGCTGGACAAGATGTCCAAGCGGACGGGCCTGTCCGCGGAAGCCCTGAGCGAGCTCGGCTTCGCGGCCGAACAGTCCGGCGCCAATCTGGAGGCACTGGAAAAAGGCGTTCGGAAGATGCAGCAGACGATCCTGGACGCGGCCCAGGGCACCAAGACGGCTCAGGATGCCTTCCAGGCGCTCGGCCTGACCTTCGAGGAACTGGACGGCCTGACTCCCGAGGAGCAGTTCACCTTGATCGGGGACCGGCTGGACCGCATTGCGGATCCCACGACCAAGGCGGCGCTGGCGATGGAGATCTTCGGCCGGGCGGGCACGCAACTGCTGCCCCTGCTCCAGGGCGGGGCCGCGGGCATGGATGCGTTGCGCCGACAGGCCCGGTCGCTCGGCCTGACGGTCAGCACCGAAACCGCCGCGAAGGCCGCGCTGCTGACTGACACGCTCAACATCCTGCGCCGGGTCGTCAAGGATCTGGCGTTCGACGTGGGGGCCGTCCTGGCGGATGCCGTGATCAATGTTGCCAACCAGATCACGGCCGCCACCCAGGCGGTCAATAAGTGGATCAGCGAGCACAAGCGTCTGATCGTCGCCGCAGCCGGTCTCGGTGTCGCCACGCTGCTGATTGGCGGTGCCCTCGTCGGCGTCGGCGTCGGCGTGCAGATGCTCGCATTCGCGTTCGGCGGGCTGGCCAAGGTCATCACCCTTGCATTCCTGCCGCTGAAGGGGATTGCCATTGTTTTGGGCGGTCTGGCTTCGCCGGTCGGCCTGGCCGTGGCCGCCCTGGGCACGTTGGGCGCCGCGTTCGTCTGGTACTCCGACGAGGCCAAAGGCGCACTTCGGGCGATCGTCGATCAGCTCAAGTGGTTCAAGGACGCTGCCGGCAGGGTGTTCGGCGCCGTTACGGACGCCCTCCAGGCCGGCGACTTCGCGGCGGCCTGGAAGGTCGCTTTTGCGGCCCTGCGGGTCGTCTGGTACGAGGGCCTGTCGTGGATCACGGACGCCTGGCACTGGGGCCTGGACAACCTGCGCAAGGGCTGGGCCGATCTGACGATGGGTCTCGCCATGCTGTGGGTCAACGTCTGCGCAAAGATCGAGAACATCTGGAATGAAACCCAGGCCAAGGTCCGCAAGGCGTGGGAGGATATGAAGCTCGGCGGCAAGGCCATCCTGAGCAAATTGGAAATGGAGCTGGTCGTCGCGGCAACAAAGGCGACCGGCGGAGACGCGGAAGCGGTGCGGCAATCGCTGTGGGGCGATTACATCGAAGACATGCAACACGCGGTAGCTGAAAACCAGAATGCCAAGGATGCGATTACATCCGCCGCGGAGAGCACGGCCGAAGACATCTCGGGTTTTCAGCAGAAGGCACTGGAAGAGATTGCCCTGAAGTGGAATGCGACAACCGAGGCAATCGATGCCGAGGCCAAGACGCGAAAGAGCAACGCGGAGACGGAGCTGGAGAATGCCAAGAAAGAGCTGGACGAGGCCATGAAGGCCGCCCGCGACGCGTTGAAGCTCAAGCTGGACGCCGAACCCGCCGGAGCGAAGCGGCATGACAGGCCTGATCCGGACAAGGTCGCCGAGATGATCGCCCGCACTACCGTCATGGGCACGTTCAGCCCGTTCGCGCTGCGGGGGCTCGGCGCGGACAGGCCGGCAGAAGAGACGGCCAAGAACACACGGAAGACGGCGGAAGAACTGGTACAGATGCGACATTACATGCGCGTTGCAAGGGCGGTATTTGGCTGATGTCCATCACGGTCGAAGAGGTTTTTGAATCACCCGAAGCGGAGTACGGGAACAGCCCGTATGCCGAGATCTGCTACGTCATCGACGGCACGGATGATTTTCACGAAGCTCATGCATCATTGGCGGCAACAGCCCCCGACCGTTGGAACCTGTACGGAAGTGGGGTTCTTTTCTTGCCCCGACAGGGCATTCGGTGCAGACGGATTGGCGACACGCTGTACGAAGGCGTGGTCACGTACGGACATACTGCCGTCGCCGGCGAGTCAGGCGATCCCGAGTTCGCCTTCGATACCGCGGGCGGCAGCCAGCACATCACGCAATCGCTGGATACCGATGCGTATCCCAAGCAGTCTGAACCGCCGCACCCCGACTATCCGCCGCCGGATCACAAGGGCGCCATCGGGTTTGCCAACGGCAACGTGGAAGGCTGCGACATTACCACGCCGGTCTACCGGTTCACGGAGACGTATTTCAAGGACGATGCCTTCGTCACCCCGGCCTACAAGCTCCTGGTATTCAGCCTGACCGGCAAGGTGAACAGTGAGTTGTTCAAGGGGTTTGCCCCGGGCGAGTGCCTGTTCCTCGGCGTCTCCGGCCGCAAGCGGGCCCAGGGCGATTGGGCGTTGACGTACACCTTCGCCGCGACACCCAACGTGGAGGGTCTGGAAATCGGAGACATCACCGGCATCGCCAAGCGAGGCTGGGATTATCTGTGGGTGCGGTACGAGGACGCCAAGGACGAGGGCTCCAGCAACCTGGTTCCCAAGCCGAGGGCCGTCTACGTCGAGCAGGTCTACGTGTACGCGAACCTGAACCTGCTGGGGATCTGAATGGTCGGCACCGATCCATTCCGCAAGGTCTACTCCGGCGAGCCGTTCGGCATGTCGGCCGCCGCGTACAATGCCTTCGTCGACGCGGCCCGGACCCACGCGCAGCAGCAACAGCAGGTGTTCGGTTCCCCTCGCCGCTCGGAGAGCCCGTTGCAGGCCCAGGTGCTCGTCCGCAACGACACGGGGGAGCCGCGTGACCGGTACAGCGTGCTCGGCATCGCGGGCCCGCTGATCGACCCGTCCGACAACCTGCCGGAGTTCCAGCGGATCCTCGGCGTGCGGGGCGTGACGCCGGCGTCGGAGCACGTCGGCCGGTTCGTCATCCTGCTCGAGCCGCTGGGCGCCGGTTCGATCGGGCGAGCCTGCATCGACGGCGTCTGCCCGGTCGAGGTCGAGATGGCCGCGGAGACCGACGGCTACGCCGACGTCACTCCCGGCGTGGTTGCCCGGCTTCGCTCGGCCGAAACCGGCGCCGCCCGGCTGCTGTGGGTGCAGCCCGTCGAGGAGCGGGACAACCCGGCCATCGCCTGGACGCTGATTCGGATCGGCGGCGGGGGCGGCGGTGGCGGCGGCACCGCGGAGCTGACCCTCGTCGTGGTCAGCCGACACGGCGATCCCGACGAGACGGACAGCGACCGCATCAACACGCATTGGGGCCGGCCGATCTACCCGCTGGACCACGTGCGTTACTGCCCGGGGCTGCCCTCCGCCGAGATCGAGTTTGCCGCCGCACAAGGCCGCGGCTGGTTCCATGTCGGCCAGGTCGTGCCGGTCTTCAGCGTCGCCGGCCAGTACCGGGCCGTCTGCACCGGGTTCCTCGGCGTGGTCACCGGCGTGGCCCGCGTGGGTGGCGGCGACGTCGGGCCCGGGTGCGTCGAGGTCACGCCCGTCGACGGCGACCCGGCAGGATGGCCCGCAACGTACAACGATTACCTGACCGGCACGAATGGCCGCCTGCTGTTCGACGGCATCGACGATCGACCCAACGGTGTGGTCCAGCAGGTGGCCACCTTCCCCGGCTCCATGCTCGAGTACGGCGAACTGGTCTGGTGCCAGTACGTCGGCCTGCCCGGCCGGCACTGGATCGCCTGGAACATGCTCGACATCACCGGCCCGATCGGGGCGTCCGACTACGGGGCGTACGAGCCGCCGGACACGGACATCTGCCAAGTGCCCGACCCGGACCTGGGCCAGGACCCACCGAACGATGATGAGCTGGGCACCACGCACCAGGCCGACGAGGGGCTCATCACCGAGAAGAAAGCCCTGTCGATCACCATCGAGCCGTCGGGCGGCGGGACGGTGACCCGCGTGCCCGATCTGCCGTGTTACGTCCCGCAGACCTCCGTGCAGCTGCACGCGGTGCCGAACCCCGGCTACGTGTTTGTCGAGTGGACTGGCGACCTGGTGAGTTCCGACCCGGACGAGGAGATCGTCATGGATGACGACAAGGACATCACCGCGACCTTCGCCCTGGAAGAGTGATCGTCATGGCGTACACCCGACCCGGCCGGGGCAACCCCGCCCGCAAGCGGTTGCCCGAACATCGCTGGGAACGCTTGAGGCTGCTCACCCCGGAGACGTGGTGGGACCACGAGAACTACTACCACCACAAGGCCGGGCTCTACGTCGAAAGCGACGATGTCGTCATCGGGTGCCTGTGGAAGCGAAAGTACGAACTTGCGGAACACCCCCTCGCCGTGCGGCGTCAGGTGGTCGGCCGGATGTTCGGGCCGAAAGCCAACACCGACTACGAGAACCCGCTCGATCCCGAGGACCCCCCGCTGCACCACGACACGCGCGGGGCGCGTCGGCAAGACGCCTTCCTCCCATACAAGCGCGTGCCACTGCTGATGTGCGACTCGGCCCGCGTCCGGCTCCGCGGGCGAACAGACCAGCGACACGGACCCCAGAGTGATCCGGAAGCCGGGAACAATCAGAACACCAGCTGGGTCCGGGGGACGCTGTTCAAAGAAGGCGTGCGTGCCGTCGGCACGGTCACGAACGAAGAGACCCCAACAACGACGACGTTCTCATGCGATCTGCCGCAAATCTCCCCGTGCTGGGAGAATCACCGCATCCGGTTCGTGTCCGGCGCGAACAAGAACTTCGAGACCTACGTCGAGGATCATGACCGACCGACGCAAGAGGACACGCCGATCCTGGTCATGCACGACGCGCTGCCCCATGCTCCATCCGCAGGAGATCGGTTCGTTCTGATGCGGGACGACCGCCGCAGCGTGAAATGGCGGGCGGGCTATCGGGCCGCCGTCGAAATGCACGAGATGGCGCATCAAGCGACGCCGATCTACGGAGGGAAGCTCTACTCCTCCCTGTACTACGGCGTTCGCTGGTCGAAGGATCACCCGGTCGAAATGGTAACCGGGTCTTCCGTCCCGGCACCGCCAAACGTGGGCAGCCACTGGACGCCCCGGAAATGCGCCGATCTGGCGGCGTACCCGTACAGCAGCCAGGATCACCAGTGGATCATCCCGGACGACTACTTCGCGCCGCTGTACCGACAGACGTTTTGGGCGGCCGACCTCGCGGCAGGAGGCCCGTCGGACCATCTACCCGGCATCTGGTACGAGGCACGGTATGGGTGCCACCTTTACGGGAAAGGGTACGATCACCCGCTCGGACGTGACGAGGAAACGGACGAGATCACGAGCAATGGCGTGCTCGTCGGCAGCGTGCCGGACCCGATCACGAGCGGGAACATGAATTGGTATCTGGCATTCGTCCACCTCTACTTCTGGTGGCCGTTCTACTACCGGGACGAGACAGACCCCGATCCCGGGACGGGCCAGCCCCGGTGGACTGGTGTCTGGCCCGGCGAGACGTGGTTCCTGCGGCTCGTGTTCGTGTGCATCCACACGACACACCAGGGCAAGCGCCGCATCTTCGGCAAATACGCGGACGAGTACAGTGGGCATCCGGTGCCGCTGATCGGCATGACGGGCATGGAATGGGGAGCGAGTGGGTTTGTGGACATACAGACGGTGCAAATGCCGCATCTGACGCCAGCGGGTTACGAGGAGTACGACGGGAACGACGAGAATCACGACAAGGCGAACATGGTAATTCCGTACGCCGGGCCGTGCTCGTTCGCGGCACGAGGCCTGCTGTACCTGGATCGAGACCACTACGACATCAATCACGACGAGGACACCTACTACCCATGCGGCGTGCATCTGCTGTGATCGATGAACGACTGACGATCTGTCGGGCGTGCCCCCGCGGGCAGTTCCGAGACGGCGTCTGCCAGGTCATCCGGCGGCGCTACACCTGTGCAAACGGTGCGTGGATTACCCGCCGCGTCTGGGAGGCTGTGATCCGGAGCGGCGATTGCCCGGAAGGGTGCTTTGGCGATCACGGAGAGCCCCGCGGATGATTCGCACGCAACGTGAATCCGTTCACGCCCTCTGGTCCCAGTACCTGCGAACGCGAAGTGTCCAGGATCGCAACGCGCTGATCATGGCCTATCAGCCCCTGGTCCATCGGGCGGTTTGGGCCTGGCAGCAACGGCTCGGGTCGCAGAGCAGTCTGAGCGAACTCGCCAGCCTGGCCAACGACGGGCTGCTCATGGCCGTAGAACGCTGCCGGCACCCGGACACGTTTCGAGCGTTTGCGTACCGCCGGGTGCATGGAGCGATCGTCGACGGGTTACGTGCGACCAATCGTGGCCTCCGGTCCCGGTCCGAGGAGTGCCGCAAGGCCGCCATACAGCTCCAGGTCGGGGGGCGGGCCGTGTCGATCGCGATGGAACCACTTCACGCTCCGCCGCCGGTCGAACAGTGCGTGGCCGTCACGCCACCGCCTGACTCGCTGGCCGCGGTCGACGACATCTGGGATCTCATCCGACACAGCCTGCCTGATCCGCAGGGACAGGTGGTGTTCCGGGTCTTCGTCTGTGGAGAGACCCTGACGGAAACGGCCGACTCGCTGGGCATCCGCCCCGACCGAGCGGGGCGCCTTCTCAAATCCGCGCTCCGCCATTTGCGGTCCAAGACGACCGTGACGCGGGCCTTGCGGGACATCGTTGAACGATGA